ATCAACTTCTCAAGATATATGCTTAAATCCATAGCTTCTTCCTGTGCATGGCGTAGCCAATCTAATGTAGATAGATCTTCTCGGTCCATTGTTGTGTTATACTTATCGATCCCAATTTGGGAACGTTTATTATATTTCCTGATTACTGATTCGACAATATAGTCTCTTGGAGACTCGTCAGCAGTTGATGTTGATGTCCACATTTGATTTGATTTAAAAAAGATAGGATGCCCATGTACACCTACCTAGAATTTTTCCCCTACATGGAGGGCTAACCTCAGAATTCTAACTGCTACCCTAAACTAAAGTCAAAAGATATAATGTCTCGTGTACTAGACCGAGCATCTCATCCATAATGTTTTGGAGGTCAGAGCTGTAGTTAGCACGCTCACCCTCAATAAGTTTCTGCATATCTTTCATGTGAGCAACAGCATCCATGTTCTTAGACTCAGGGATTGTAAACTCAACTCGTTTGTTGCGACCGAAATACTTCTCAGTAAATGAGTCAGTCAAGTCAAGAATCCCATCATAATAAGCGTTCAATGCCTTGTGCTCAGCGAATGATGTAGTTTGTAAATGCGCAATATGCATCATGTCGCGCGATTGGAATAACATCCCGATAAATTTGTTTGGTGCCATAGTTATAACTTTTTAACAAAGATAAGAATAATAGGGGGATTACTCCCCCTTATTATTAGAATGGTAAATCCTCGTCCTCAGCAGGCGCAGATGCTACAGGAGCAGGAGCTCCAGCTACATTGAATGCCTCGATTGTTGCGAAGAACTTAACCTCACCTTGTGGGCTTGTCCACTCACGTCCCTTAAGACTGAATGAAAACTCAACCTCTTGCCCCTCAATCAAGCCGTCAGCTAGTGAACACTTGTCCTGAACAAATGTAAATGGTATGTACTGAGGATACTCAGTTGCTCCATCAGTTAACACTACGTCACGCTTTCTGAACTTGTCAGACACTTGATTTGTCGCCCCTACTTTGTGGACGATCCCTTTGAATTTAAACATATAGATTAATTATTAGATTACAAATTTTAAAATTATCATTAAGATAACTGCTATTAAAAATACTGATATAGACGCAAGAGAAATTGCTGATTGATAGTCATGTATCTTTTCAATTACTTCGTCAACCTCCTCAACTTCCCATGGTAGGAAGTATAGTGATGAAGTCTTACCCTTGATTATCTCAACGTCTACATAATACCCACTGTAGTCGGAATTAACCTTGACAGCATCGAATGTCTTACCCACCAAGTGATCAAGACCTACATACGTCTTAGCTGATTTGATTCTTACTTTCATAAGTTCTTGTTTTTCAGGTACTTAATATACTCATTGGCATACTTCTCAGCTGACTCAAGCCTAGCCTCCATGAACTCAATCTCCTCATCAGTCAACGTAAATTCAACTCTAGTCACCAACATGTTGTCAGGTAGGTGGTCTACATAGTGTAACTGATCACCCTCCCACTCAGGTACTAACTCCTCAGGTGTTGAACACAATACAAATGCGACCACACCATTTCGCCAGTCCTTGCCGGTCATCTTGCGTAGCATGTATAGGTAGTGTTTAACCTGCCAATCATACCCTGACTCCTTAACTTTCTTGGTAGCCTTCTCGATAGTCTTCGGGAATGTCTTCTTATTCCAAGAACTTTTCACGTCTAATACCAACAAATCGCGATCATCAGCAACGTCAGGATGACCCTTTGATATGCCGTACTCAAGCGATGCATACATGTCACCATCCTCTAACTTCTTGTAGTCAGTAAAGAACAATCGGTTATAACGATCAATCGATGCTTCCTCAACAGACCAGCCCTTCTCAAGCTCACGCTTATCCAACTCCACATGATACTCGTACAGCTTCTCATCGATTATCTCCTGTATTAATGTCTTAGCACCCTCAGGTAGCTCATTGACATCCTTCTCCTTTTGCTGTAGTCTATCTCTCTCCTCTGCTTGCTTAACTGTTAACTGTATCTTTGATAGGTAGTCAGCTAGTGTTTCCTTCTGCTTAGGCGTAAGCCCTCCAATCGGTCCTGAAAAGAGAGCGCTACATTTAGATGACCTAATTCGAAGCATCCTTCAAAGCTTTAACCTGATCGTCAGTCAAATCATACGCCTCAGCAATCTTCTCATATGTTGATCGACCGTTCTTAATAGAGTCAACCGCGGCATCTAACTTAGTCAGCTTAGCCTTGGTCTTCTGAGGAATTGGTCGTGTGCTGAACCGTAACGCATCAACCAAACCTTGTGGACTCTTAACCTTCTCAGTCGTCAAAACGATTTGCTTACCGACGTAGTCGTCTGGGTTGAATGACCCGAAGAATGTCTCTAAACGTTTGAAGTTTGTTCGGTTGCATACCATAGCCTTTGGAAACTCCTTAAGCTTGGCGAACACCTTGTCCTCCTTACCCATCTCTCCGACCATAGTGTCCTGATAGATGCGCTCAATCGTTACGACCTTCGGCTCGTACTTACCGGCTACCTCTAGGTCCCATGCCCCAAGGTATTTGTTGTCTTTCATTAGATTTCTCCAGTGCATAATTTATTTGTTTGAGTCTTTTTGTTTAAGTTGTTCTTCTAATTCTTTTATTCTTTTAAACCAAGCTTTTAAAATTTTCTCTTCAGATTTCATAATACGATATTGTTCTCCAACGAGCTCATTTAATGCTTTTATAGTATTAACCATTTGCCATTTCTTCATAAGTCTACAAATTTATTAAAACGTTTCTTATATTCAAAATATTTCAACAATAATTTTTCACGGTCAGCATATATTTTTTCAGTTGGCTGTTCATTGTTGAGCGCCAGCTTCATTAAGTAGTTGACCTTTATTAACTTACTGTCGATGATATCGATGTTGACTCTCAGTATACCAGGGTACCAACCCAAGTTCTCGAACACCTCATACTGCTGAGGTGTAACCTTAACAAACTTCTCTGAGTTTGTCATGGTGTTCTGAACAATTATGTCACCGCCATCGTTGAAGCGCTCGATACGAATGCCCTTGTCGATGTAATACATTGACTTCTCAGTCGTGTACATGGTGACATACTTGTCAGATATTAAATCACTCCACGCCTTCATACACAATTGTCATAAAGTCCTCTTCAATCTCAAAGTATTGATTCTCTCTGAATACCAAGCGAACGACATACCCACTAGTTGACTTTGCAACATAAACCATGTACACCATCTCAGGTTGATCAGGTTTGTGTAAGTGGTTGTTGATCATCGGGTCGTGTTTCTTATCTACGCCAATTGTAGATAGGTTGACGTTGTTAATTCGCAAAGCTTCCTTGCACATGTCAATGGCGTTCTGCTTGTCCATTGAATAGTAACTGAAGTTGCCTGGGCTATCCTCTTGAAAGCCCTTGATTGGAACCCATTGTGCGTTGGCACTCCCTGCCAACAGCAACATAATAAATAATTTTCTCATTTTAAAAGGTATTGATTAGTAAATACAATTGTGTAAAACATCATACCGATAAATCCGGTAGATACGCCTAGATATCTCACTACCGCGTAGCGAGAATGTGCCGTGATAAACATCAAGGCGCAAAATAGAATTGCCATGGTTAGTTAAGATTAAATTGTTCGATAATGATTTGAACTCTACATTCTTCAATGGACTCTATGTCCATGTCGAAGAATAACATAAAGTATACAACGGCAATGCTCTTGTTGGGAGCCATCACTCGCGTGTGTTTGCCGTTGTCAAACTTTATGTCGTAAGCAGTTAACATTGGTGTATTATTTCTTGCTTACAAATATAAACTATCTGATTAGAACATTCCTTCTGGAATTTTTTAATTGCGTCCTGATAGCTTGACGCTTCGATGTTAATGCCTGAGCATTTTATCCCATCACAATCACCATTTGTGAGGAGGTAGCAGATGTGATACATTAGTAGTTGAATTTAATTAGACCCCATAAAATACTTGCCGTGCGAACTCTACGTCGCGGTGATCGTTTGATCGGTTGGACTACCTTCCTTTCGACTGGCTTTTCATACGTCTTGCGTAGATTTGCATGCACCCGATTGGCAGTTGTCTTTGTTGGCACGTCGCCTACCCAACTGTACTTGCCTTTCTTACGCTCTATCAATCCAAGCCTTACGCATGACGATAGCATCGTGCTATGCGCACCTGCTTTCTGCTTGATTTCTAAAAGGGAAAATGGTTTGTTTTGTTCATGCATGTATCTCAATACTGTCATGTACTTTTCTTTCGTTTGTGCTCTCATGTTAATACAATTTTAAATTTACCGATTTGAATAATAATGTTACCATCTTCATTGACAACTGCCCTATGATGATAACGCCTGATTAAGTCTTTGTTTCGTTTCATCTCACCTTGCCGAAACTTATACCCGAACAAGGTGTACTTTGCATAAAATCTCATAGCTTTATGAATATGCCGTGAAACAAAAAATGAATAAGTATCTCCTTATCCTCAATCGAATAGCTAACCGCAAATCCGATTGTCTTGGCTGATGACCAGCTCTCAACTATCTCTACTTTCATAATAAAATTTTAATGTGTCTGCTAACTCGTTCTGTTGGCCGTTATGCATCGCCTCGTAATGATATGCCTCACTGACATGGTCAATGAACATTTGTCTATGCTCCCGATTTGGGAGCGCGTTAAATAATTCTAACGACTGCTTCTTTTGGCCGTTAATTTTACTCTCTAGGATGTAGTCGAATAACTCATCCCACGTTTCGAAGTTCAAGTCTTGTGGTTGCATCGTTATAAAATTTAGGTGGTACAATAATGAAATGGTTTACACAGAAAACGTTTGACGTCTCAGATGTTACAACTTTTGCCGGAATTCCTATAGCCTTTAGCTCAGCTAATTTTTCCTTGATCAACGCCTGAGCGTTTGGATATGGACTGTCGTCCCACCCTCCTGTGTCCGGTTCCATGTGAACTGAATAGATTGGTTTTGAATATCCCCTCCAACCGTCTAAGCGAATGTACTCGCATGTCATGTCGAATATCTCGCCGACATGCTTTGCCTCAGGCTGAACGTTGTCGTTTACCTTTGTCATCTCGCCGTCCCATTTCTCGCCGTTCAGGTGAGGAGTTTTTTTATGTGAGTATACACGAGTATCAGGTAGCATGTTTAACCATTTGTTTGTCGTCCTGGTTGGCCAGCCGGCATTCGATACATACATTCCGTCTTCGCGGTGTTCAGCGATAAGGTTGCCGAATAGGTAGAGCGAACGGCCGTCTGTTTGGCCGTTACCTTGTTTTCTTTTTTTGCCTACTAAAAAGGCTTCGATTACTGCGTTCATAATGTTGGTTTTGGGTGTTTAATGTTGGTTTTGGGGTAGTTAGTGTTGGTTTTATGTTGATTTTTTTTTCCTAATCCCTTATTCTATAAGGGTTTATGTCAGAATGTTAATTTTACCCCCTACTATAGAAAAAAAATTAAAAATTATATATAATACAATAGTATCTCTGTGATATAAAAATATAAAAGTCGAGAGTGTTTTTTGACATTTCACCATAACTGCTTGAAAATTAAGAAGTTGCAGAATAAAAATCAACATGAAATCAACATGAGTTAACATAACTTGTTGATTGTGAGGCACAAACGTAACATACTTAAAGTAAAGCTTTAATCAACGATTAACTTGCCGTACTTTTGTAAGACCGGGGGTTGTTCCCTTTCGAACTGCTCTACACTGATTGGTCTGTAAGGTCGTGGTTTTGGTTTGTTGCCTAATTGGATTGTTGCAACGATCGACATGCCTATCATTATGCCGACCGCTAAGGTTGTTATTCTGCGCATAGGTCCCATGGTTGTAAGTTTTGAAAGTTAATTAAATGTCTCTTCTTTAAAGTGGAGATGATAAATTTTGCTAGCTTCTTATTGCCGGCCTCGGTTGTTATCTCAGCCGTGCCGATTGCCTCGACAACTTGACTTGGTGTCATTTGTAGTATCCGGTTGCAAAACTTTACGTCCTGGCCTAGATAAAAGGATTTAAGTCCTTGCTTTGTTTCCATGTGCAACGTCCAATTGTGGTCGAAGCCGTAGTTACTGTTGATTTGAATGATTGCTTGCATGTCTTAAAATGTTAATTCGTCAAATTCTTGGTACATGTCTACATGTGCCGTTGGATATTCTTTTCTTAAGGCGTCTACCAATGATTGGTTGTCATAATATTCCTCACCTTCACGTTCCATTTTAACGATTGGTTGGATTACCGCGATGATTTGGTCATCGTCCAATGTTGTTACTAGGTAGAAGTCTTCTTCTAACCATGCCGTTGTTTTGATTCTAATTACTCTCATGATTTCTAAAGTTTGTTAGTTCGACAATATAAGTAGCCTGGGTGTCTGGACATTTGACTACGGAATATGGTGTTCCGTTTAATGGTCCTACTACATCGTATAATCCTGTCAAGATGAATTGCATTCCGTCAATCATCATTGTTTCTTTTTCAAAGAGTCTGATTTCCATGATTTCTAGATGTATAAGGTTGGACGATTTGTTACTATTTGGTAGATTGCAAAGCTGATTGCATACACTAATGTGCTACCCATACCAACCGCTACCGCAGTCAATACGCCGTTAAGAATTTTTTCCATGTTTAAAAGGTTTTAATGATTAGGAACAAACCCGCCTGAGCGGGCTGAGGATACCCTCATTTAATTGTTTTCGTATACTGAATACTCGTCAGCTAATCTTTGAATAAATTCCATTTCAAATGCTCATAGCTACCTAAGTCTAGCGCGATTGAAATGTTGTCTAAGTGGGTGTAGATTGTAGATCCATGCTTAGTGTCATTTTCTAAACCTTTCCCCTGTTCTAGATGCTCAATGATTACATTGGCGTCGTCGATGACTAACTTTAGTCTTTTGATAAAATCTCTTTCTACTGATGTCATAATTTCTAAGTTTTAATACCAAACCTCGTCAAACGTATAGTTGTACTTGCGTTGGATGTAGTTAATGTAATTATCTAAGTGTCTTTTGTCGTTGAATAACAGGCCCTCCATTAGGACCTGTCTTCCGTAGTTGTTAATGAACTGGATTGTTGCTTTCATGATTTTTTAATTGGGTTTAATTTCCAAAATTCATCAGCGCTCAAAAGTGTTTCAGGTAGAATAATCTCCCAACTTCCACTGGTGTAGGTTGTAGCTTTGATTTTGTACTGAATATCTTGGCGACCTCTGTTGCCTCTTAATTGGTCTACACTTACCAACGTCCCGTTGATAAGCGCTTTGAATGTCTGTAAAGTTGTCATAATTAACGTGCTCTAAAAGGGATTAATAATTTGCGAGTGCGTACCAATACGCCGTCTTGAAAAAAGCCTATGATTTCATAGCGCCCCTCGATTCTGATGATTCTTGCTTCCATGGTTAGTTGGATTTAATGGTTAGTCCTCTAGCTAGGTTTCGCTCCTATTAAGTGCTCATAGCATGCTAGAGGTAAATTTGCCGACCGCGTGAAACCGCCGGCCCTCTTCTTATTCCCTACGACCTAAGTCGTGGTTCCGACATGCGACCACCTGAGTAGTGTATCGCATGCCCTAGGTTCGTCCTAGATTTGTGTTATCGTATCGACCTCCGCACCGCTTTTAGTCTCAAATAATATCTTAAGTCAATGAACATTAATAAAGCTATCTAAACTAATTTACTTTGAACCATTTTACCCCGGCTTATTCCTCGAAAGGAGCTTAGTAAAACTTTATCTTTTCAATCTACCACTTGAATACTGATTCGTCATCGTAACCTCAAGTGATATGTTTAGCTCGTTTGCTTGTATCAAATATACGTCAACAATTTGGATTGTGCAAACATTTTCAACAAAAATATTCAAATAAATGCTAATTTATATTCATTCTAAATAAGGAGACACGTTTGAACACGGAATAAAAGCGTATCAAACGCTTACTGACAAAGGCTTTCAGCGTGAAACGATACGACAAATGAATGCATTCGGTTTGATTGGTATTAATTACAGGAGACGTAACCCCTCCCCTCCGCACGTCAGAGCAACCGCGCAAAACGTCCGACCGATTGATTGATTGACCGACCGATTGGTCGAGCGCTCGAGGGGATGGGTATGGTATCAATAACATGGGCGCGGAATCAATACGGCTTGCCTACCCACACAACACGCACACCAACCCACCGACCGACCGCACGGAATGACCGACCTAACGTCAGACCGACAGCCCAAACCAAAAAGCCAAAAATCCTGGCCGAACTTTTGGAAATGGCAACCCCCCGGTCGATTTCTAAAACGTTTTCCTTTTGCGAGCGTTCGCGTGAAACCCCCCCATTACCCAAAATCTCCGACCATCTAAAAAATTATTATATTTGTAAAAAAAAATAGTTATGGAAGACTACAAGGACATCCCATTTAAGAACGCAGCGATCGATCGTTTGACTCATCAGACTACTAAGATGCCTCTTATCTCAAGGATAGTAAAAAGCAAGGTAGGCAGAGAATACGAACCAAAGGTCAGAAAAAGACACATGAAACCATGAACATCTATATAGAGAACAGGATACCGTATGGTCTAAACGTAGGCTTTGAGTACTACCGACCGGACGATCTCTTGGACTCTTATGAGTTACACATAAATTTATTAATCCTTAAAATAGTGCTAGAATGGCAAGAATGAAGACAGGGAGAAGACTGACTCCTCAAACAACAGACCCACAAGGTAATCGTATAGCTGATCCTGATGTTGTCGGTAAGAAGATAAGTTCAAATCAGACTGTTAGTAGCTGGCCTAAAGTTAGAGAGATGTATCAATCTGGTCAATTTAATGAATCGTTAAAAGGCCGTGCTATTAATCCTCAGGTTAAAAGCTACTTAGAAGGTAAGACAAATAAATTAGATGATAAGGAATTTGAAGAGCCTATATTAAGTAAAATGAATAATGGACTTAAAGAATACTCTGACCTTAGTACTTTTTATAGAAAGGGTGGAAAGAACTATTCTAGAGTGGAAAAAGCTGTAGGTAGAAAACCCTCAACAGAAGGTAGCATGAATTACTACGACACTGGTGAGACGGCGCAAAATATAAAAGAATGGGCATCATCTGGTGGTGGTGGTGGTGTAGATCTTAATAGATACAGACCAAAGCCGGGTGAATTTACCCCAGAACCAAAGAAACCAGAACCACCAAAAGCAGATGACTTAACTTTAGACAAGATACCTATTCCTAAGCCTGGTAAAATTGACATCAAAAAGCGTAGCATAAAGGTTAAACCTGAAGAAGAAAAACAAGATTTTGTTAGTCCTCTTAAGCCAATGCGCAGAGGTAAAAGTCCTGATATGAACCTATTTGCTAAGGGAGCTACGACTAAAGGTTCTGGCAAACGTTATGTTAAGCAAGTAATTGGATCGATTGGTAAAACAGGAGATAATTCTAGAGGGTACAAAAGAGAAGAGAAATTATTCAAAGCTAAAGCTAGTACTGGAGCTGCAAATCTTGATATCTCTGACATGTCTTCAAAAGAAATTAAGGGTATCCGTAAAGATTATTTGAGAGCTGATCTTAAAGAAGCTAGAAGAGACGTTAATTCTACTCCAGAATCAAAAGCTAAAAAAATAGCTGCTGCTAAGATGGAAATTAAGCAATCTAGACAAGGACAGAGATATACTACAAAGATGGAGAAGGGTAAGCTTAGTTATTTTACCCCTGGATACAACGAGGGTAAAAATAAGAATGAGGAGCCAATCGACAAAAGAGGTCGTATTGCTGAATACAAATATTCTCAAGATAATGCAACCAATAGAAATACTATCGACACTAAATTGAAAGCAATTGGTGATAAAGCTAAAAAGGAAGCGGCAGATAGAGCTGCTTATACAAGAGGAGGTTTCCAATATAATAACTTTAGTCAACAATAAATTCTAGAGGGGCTATCGAAAGGTAGCCCTTTTTTTGTCGCATAAACTTGACATAATCGGTTTATATCCGTTTATGCGCATTGTTTTTAGCAATTTATCAGCCTATAGCCTTAAAAAAAAATTATTTTATCAGCTTATAGCCTTAATTTTGCGACAAATTATTCCGTATCGTAGAACATCCTCTCGGAGTCTTCGGTCTGCCACTTCTCAAATCCCTCACAGTTATAGTAGTCTTTGTTGACCATATAGTCAGGTCGTTCAGGGAATGGTTTAGTTACAAAGCTAGGCTCAGACCATTTGATACGATTATTAGGCTGTAGGGCAATCTGACCGTTGTCAAGTAATATGATATGGTGCGACTTATGTTCTAGCGGATCCTCTGCTAGTGATAGATCAGTATTTAGATCGTTTGCTCCCCAGTTTATTGTCGCATAGTAGCTACCTGGATAGAACTTATGGTCCTTCATAAACACTTCTACCTTGGTATCATATACATATGAGAGGTGTAGGAGTGTAAAGTTGTATGAGAAGCAGTTCCATATCTGTAAAAAGTGAAACGGCAGATCCACCTCAGGCGTCTCAGGCTCGGTGAGTAGTGCGTGACTAGGTAACTTGTCTCTCATAACACCATTTTCAAGTAGTACTTGAAACAAGGCAGCCTGTCCGGGCATACATCTGACCGACATTATTACTCCAGGAGTAAATTCACCGTGTCCTTTGGTGTGTTGGTACATGTACTCGTTTCTAACGAATACCTTTAGTGGGAAAAAGTTGTGTTCTATGTATGCCATAGTACAAATATAAGCCAAAAACATATTATAATGTGCTTTTTAATCAACATTACACCTAAAAAATAGGTTAATGATGCTAAAATCCTATTTTATTACTATTTTTGTATCTAAATTCAAATAAAATGGTAGTAAAACAAGTATTAGAGGCCTCTGAGGGCCAAAAAAAGCTCAAAAAGGGAATCAAGACGATTGCCGGAGCAGTCAAAAGTACATTAGGTGCGCGCGGACGCACGGTACTTATTGAATCAGAGAACCATATCGGTGGTATTACAGTAACAAAGGACGGTGTGACGGTCGCTAAGTCAATCAACCTGTTAGATCCGGTTGAGAATTTGGCTGTGATCATGATGCGTCAGGCAGCTGAGCGCACTGCGACGGTTGCAGGTGACGGAACGACTACATCAATTGTATTGGCTGAGGCTATTATCGACGCTGCTGACATTCACCTTACAGATGATGATAATGTTACTGAGGTGATCCGTGAGATGAACGACATTACAGCTAAAGTCGTAAAAGACCTTAGCAAAATGAGTAAGAAAGTTACCGGTAAGAAGTTATACGACGTGGCATCAATCTCTGCAAACAATGACAAGGAGATTGGTAAGATGATTGGTGATGCATTTAGTCAGGTTGACATGGTTACTGTTGAGAACAGTCAAACGACCAACACATATGTTGACGTATTGAAGGGTATGCGTATCGAACGAGGTATGACATCGAAGTATTTCATCAACGACCACAAACGTCAGGAGTGTGTATTGGAGAATCCATACATCTTGATCAGCGACCATGAGATCAGTAACTTGATGAACTTGGAGAAGATATTGGCTCCGATTGTATCTCAAGGAAAGTCTTTATTAATAATCGGTGAGTTAGGTGCAAATGCTTTGGCTACGTTAAACATGAACGTTGCTCAGGGTAAAATTAAGGCATGTAACATATTACCTCCATCATTTGGTTACCGTCAGAAAGACCTATTGGACGACTTGGCTATTGCATTGGGTGGAACATATTTCAGTGAGAACACTGGTGATGACTTATCGTTGATCACATTAGATACGTTGGGAACAGCTGCACGCGTAGTTGTTGGTAAGGATAATACGATTTTTATCCCAACAATCGAAACGGCTGACGCCGTTGAATCTCATATTGCATCATTAAAGGAATCAACGAACGGAATAACTGACAAGAACGAGGTTGACTTTGTGAACGAGAGAGTTGCCAATCTATCGGGCGGTGTTGCTGTGATCTATGTTGGAGCATTGAGCGACATTGAGCAGAAGGAGAAGAAGGATCGTATTGACGATGCTGTGTGTGCGGTAAGAGCTGCAAAAGAGGAGGGTATCCTTCCGGGTGGTGGATCGGCATTAATGTATTGTGCTAGAACTTTACCGGGTAACTCAACAGCTTGCCTTATTATGAAGCATGCACTAGCTGCTCCTATGGCTCAGATCATCACAAACGCAGGTAAAGATGATGAGGACATTATCTCTAGTATGTTACCTTTCGAGAATGAGGGCTACGACGTCAAAGGAGAGCAGTACGGTGACATGATGAAGCTTGGCATCATTGACCCAGCTAAAGTTACTAAGAACGCCTTATTAAATGCCGTATCAGTCGCTACGACGATCATGAGCACAAGTTCAATCATCACAAACGTAAGAGACTATGAAGGTAATAAATAAGTTCATCCTGATCGACAAGATCATCGAGCAAAAGGAAACAAAGTCAGGTCTTCTCCTATCGGGGGAGGACTCTGACGATTTAAGATACCACAAGGCACGCATCGTTGAGCCTGGCACTAATGTCTTAGACATTAAGGCAGGGGATACCATCCTATTTGATAAGGTGGCAGGCCATGATGTCTTTATTGGGGAAACTCGTCTTTATCTAATACAAGAGAAAGATGTTGTTTGTGTTCTTGATTAAATGAACGGATAGCATTAGCTAATGTTTTTTGTGCGAATGGGGCGTTCTTTCTGAACGCCTTATTTCGTCTAGATGATTCAGGAATTGGCTCTAGGCCTGTCATTTTCTTATACACTGAGGTGATCATCTTCTTAGCCTTATGTGTCAGTTCATACATGGCTGACTCACCTAGACTTCTAGTCCTCCATACATGTATCCAACCTTCAGCAAGCAATCTATTAAATCGGTGTCGATCCCAAGACATAAACTTTGCCCATTCATAGCATTCGGGCAGGGTAAACAGTTGTCGTGAGTATAGGTGCATTAAGATCTCTAGGTCTGCCGTGCTCTTAAGTTCATAGTTAAGGACGGCCCATTTTCTTATAACTGTCCAATGTTGCATGAAGTCCCATCTAGTCTCTCTACCGGTATATACCTTTTTTCTGCGTCTTCTACGCTTATGAATTTTTACTTTTGGTTTCATTTTATTATATTTGTACAAATATATTCATAATGGGACTATATAGCAACATTCACGCAAAGAGAGAGCGAATTAAAGCTGGATCAGGCGAGACCATGAGAAAAAAAGGAGAGAAGGGAGCACCGACGGCTAGTAACTTTAAGAAGGCCGCTAAAACAGCTAAACCGGTAAAAAAGAAGCAATGAAAGACCCAAGACTAGAACGAGCAGGCGTTAGTGGGTACAATCAACCTAAGAGAACGCCAAGTCATCCGACGAAGAGCCACGTTGTGGTAGCCAAGTCCGGTGATGAAGTGAAGCTTATTCGTTTTGGTCAACAGGGTGTAAAAACCAATCAGACGGTAGGTCAACGAAAAGCTTTTGAGAGCAGACACGCTAAAAACATTGCTAAGGGTAAGATGAGTGCTGCATATTGGGCCGACAAAGTTAAGTGGTCACCAAGTAAGACTGCATCTCCTAGCACTAAATGGAAAAAAGGGTGATCATTATAAAAAGACATAAAGGGATCGGTGACACGGTTGCTGCTATTACTAAAGCTACCCGACTAGATAAATTAGTTGGAGAGGACTGCGGTTGTGGTGAACGACAAGAAGCGTGGAACGATCCTAGGTTATTAGTAAATAGAATATTTTATGGGACAAAGCAAGACGTCGAAGTACTACGCGAGCAATCCGAAGGCAGCGGAGAAGAGGAGAGAATATCAGCGTGAGTTGAACTCTACAGAAGAAAGAAAGTCATATAGAGCGGCACATACAAAGGCTCGTCGTGCTCTTGACATTGATGGCAAGGGAGGCCCTGATATGAGTTCCACAAAAAGTGGTAAATTTGTAAAAGAAAAACCAAGTATTAATCGTGCGCGCAATGGTGCGAACGGTAAGACAACAAAAAAATAAAAGATGGCAAATCAAAAATTACAAGTCGCTAGAGCGGCAGCGGTTACTCCAAGTAATACCGTAGATATCCCATTCGTTGGGGGCGGAGACATTGCTTGGCCTTGCGTTCTATATATTGGTGGAGCAGGTAACCTACGAGTATTAACAGCAGGTGGCGATGACGTTACATTTAACGGTGTATTAGCTGGATCTTTTTTACCGGTACAGGTGAATAGAGTATTCGCTTCAGGTACATCAGCTACGAATATTGTAGCTCTCTGGTAGTATGATGATAGGTATTCAAATAGCTATTGAGGTAGCTGTCGATGGACAGACTGCATCTGCTGGAGGAGGTATACCTGCAAATGCTAGGATCACTGACGATCTTGTGGAACGAATTACTGACGATAACCAAACACGAATAATAGATTAGACATGGCATATAAAATAAACGACCTAACGGCATTAGGACGAAACTTAGACCCGACTGATGAACTAGAGGTATCATTAGCAGGCGCTACTGGTAGTCGTAAGATTACAGGAGCACAAATTATTGCAGCAGCAGGCCTTCCTGCATGGGTAGAGACAAATGCAACTGACTTAACTTTGTGGAATAACGGAAAAGGTAACATTGCAACAAATACTTCATTTGGAGATGGTGCTTTAAAGAGTAATACTTCGGGAGCAAACAATACAATAGTAGGGCGTAATGCATCGGATGCTTCAACAACTGCTCAGAGCAATGTGGCAATTGGTTCAGAAGCCTTAGGTGCTACAACAACAGGAAGTTCAAATGTAGCAATCGGATATGATGCACAATCTTCACTTACAACAGGAAGCTCAAATGTAGCAATCGGAGCAACTGCTCATAAATTTGCAACAACAGCTGCCAACAATGTAATAATTGGAAATGGTGCTGGTTCTGACAACGTAAGTGGTCAATTGAATGTTTGTATTGGAGGTAATGTTGTAACGGGTTCTACAATGTTTGGAACAGCAGTAGGTTTCAATACTTTTGTAGGTGAAGGCAGCGTTGCTCTTGGTGCTTTTTCAACTGCTGATTCTGGAGGGATAGCTATCGGGTGTAACATTGTTGTAGGAGCAGGAGAAATTGGTATTGGAAGCTCATCTTATCCTGCAGGGACAGTAGCATCACAAGTCAACACATCTACAAAATATTGGCAAGTAACAATTAACGGAACAGTTCAAAAAATACTTTTAGCATAATGGAAAACGAAATACTACAAAGCGTAAACGCTGCATTTGATAGCGTAAATTTGATTAACGAATTAAACGCAAAAACGGATAAAACACAAGACGACTTAGATACGATTTCAAGAAACGTTGAGCACCTTCGTATTATGATGGGGCATGAGTGGTTTGTAACAGCTTTAACAGCAGAGCAGACAGAACAAATTAATGCAATTATCAATGAATAAGGATCAAGCAATGCAAGTTTTAGTTCAAGCACTTGAGGCATCTGCAAAGGCAGGTGTATTTAGCTTAAGCGATTCAGCTACCATTGTTAAAGCTATCAATAAGATTAATGAGTTAGTTGAAATCGTACCAACTGAGGAGTAATGATAGGTCAATTTACGAATCAAGGGACGTTATCTACATCAGGGACTATTATACATACGGCCCCTGACAATAATGTGTCTGAACTTCGTTATATGCGATTTAATAACCCACTTGCATACACATTAACTGTATTCAAATATACATTAGCTACAACGACTACAACGAAAGTTTATTCAGTCAATCTATCAGCCGGTGATACCATCACTGACTCATTCCCATATTTTTTAAACGAAGGCGATTATATCACAGTTACCTCTAGTATTTCAGGAACAACATTTATAGCTGAGGGTGAAGACATGCCTAATATAAATGTTGTGAGATGCAGGTAGTTGACGCGAATGGTAATATGTTCGGGTATGATCATCTAGAGATCATAGGAGCAGACGGTAAGCCCAAAACCACAGGTGGTGGAGGTGGTCCTTATGTTCCATATACAGGAGCCACAGGAAATGTTGACCTTGGTGAGTATGAACTAAAGGCAGGTCAATTAGAGTTAGACCAAACGCCAACAGGAACAGCAGGTGTTGCTGTTATGAGATGGAACGATCAAGATGGTACTGTTGATCTTGGATTAAAGGGTGGAAATGTAACACTACAAGTAGGGCAAGAAGAAGTAATAAGAGTCGTAAATAAAGCCGGAGTTAATTTATTAGAAGCGAATTATCAATGTGTAAGAGTTAGGACACAAGCAGAAGGTGGAGCTCAAGGGCAACGATTAGCTGTTAAATTAGCGCAAGCAAATAATAAAGCAAATCATACAGGTATTTTAGGACTTGTTACTGAGACAATAAATAATAATCAAGAAGGTTTTATTACTACTTTTGGAGAGGTAAGAAAAATAAATACAACAGGTTCTATTCAAGGTGAAACTTGGTTAGATGGCGATGTATTATGGCTATCTGAAACAACAGCAGGCCAATTGACAAACATTGAGCCAAATACTCACCCTGTTCAAATTGGATATGTTATTTACGCACATGCTAATAACGGTAAAATATTTGTCAGCGTAAGTGAAGGTGTAGATCAATTAAATGAACTACATGATGTTGCAATCACATCTGTTGCAAACAATGACATACTTCAGTACGACTCAGCTACATCACTATGGAAAAATGAGTCATTGTCAAATGCAGGTATTCAACCAACCTTGGTAAGTGGGACCGATATCAAAACAATTAATTCAACCACTCTTTTAACAAGTGGGAACATGAATTTAGTTGCTGGCTTAAGCGGAAATAGTCCAATTAATACTTCTATTTTAACGGGTGGTATTGGTAGTATTTCAATAGACCAAGCGAATTCAACAACCAACGGTTATTTAAGTTCAAGTAATTGGAATACATTTAACGGTAAGCAAAATGCATTAGTTTCCGGAACGAATATCAAAACAATAAATGGATCTTCCGTTTTGGGATCAGGTGATTTAATTGTTGGAGGTAGTGGCGGTGGCGTTCATTTTAATACAAAACCGATTTCCGGACAATATTTCAGCGGTCAATTAGTAAACGCGGGGGGTGGGGCAAGCCAAGCAACTTCGGCAAACCGAATGACCTTTATTCCTATTATTCCAAAAACTACATTTACAGCAAGCAATTTCGCTATAAATGTAGTAAATACGACGGCGGGATCATTATGCAAAATTTTGATATACAGTGATTTAAACGGGTATCCGAGTACAAAACTTTATCAATCTACTGATTTAGATTGTTCAACGGGTGGCGTAAAAACAGCGACCGCCAGTAGTTTTGTTTTTAATGCAAACACAATTTATTGGGTAGGAACAATTTCAAATCAAGCTGGAGCAACATTTACTGGTTTTGGAAGTAGTAGCGTATTGCCTTTGGGGGTTTCAACTCCAGGATCAACGATGAATTATTTTGTATTGAATAATAGTTTTAATTTTTTAGTACCTCCAGCAGGACCTATTAGTCCAACAGCTTTCAGCCTTGCGAATAATGGTCATATAGGAGTTTTCATTCAAGCCTTATAAAAATAAATAATTATGCCACAAGTAAGAAACGAAATTTATGATGAGAACGGATTAGTTCGAGTTGAGTTCATCGAAGTAGACGAACCTACACAAGAAGAATTAATTGCACAAAAGGAAGCAGAACTTCTTGCAATGTACAATGAACTGAAAGCACTGAAAGGAGAATGAGAACAACGATTATAATAATTTCGATACTATTAGCTAGTTGTAGCCCAATAAAACGTTTTACTCGTCTAGTTGAGAAGTATCCATATTTACTTACTAGTGATACGATAACTATTCATGACACTATATCTATATATATTCCAAAGGTAGAGACTGATACAGTAGTTACAATACAACAATTAATAGATACAGTTACAATTGAAAAGGAAAGATTGTCTGTTAAGACTTGGTATGTTCCTAAAGAAAAAAAGGTTTATATCGAAGGTAAGTGTGATCCTGTTTATATCACTAAGGTTGTGGAAAAGAGGATACCTGTTAAGTATTACGAGAAGTACCCATGGTGGAAGAAACTGCTAAACAACCTGTTGGCTTTTTTGATTATATTTGTAGTACTTTATATCTTATATCGAGCATATAAATTTTTTAGATGAAAACAAACACCATTATCATTTTGTCAAGCTTTGTCACGCTATTTGCGCCGGTCGGACCATTAGTCACAGTTGCATTAATTTCTATCGCCTTTGATTTCGGGTTCGGAATCTGGAGATCTATTAAAAGCAGACGTAAGGCTGGATCAACTGCTAAGATTGGAGATATAATTACTAGCCAGAAGATGTTGGCAACAGGTATCAAATGCCTTATATATGCAGCCGCAATATTTTTCTTTTACTTGGTAGAGAAGTATATCGCAGGTGACATCATATCTCACTTCATATCAATCGAGTTATTGTTAACTAAAGCTGTTGCATTGTTCTTTGTTTTCATCGAAGTTAAGAGCATGAACGAGAGTTATAAAGATGTTACCGGAAAAGATATTTTAAAATCGTTTAGAGACTTTATCACAGGTCTTAAAAGCGAGAGCGATAAATGGAGATAATATGAAGTTACCATCTAATATCAAACAGGTTCCTATGAAGGAATCTCAGTACATTAAGACTGAGACAAAGAAGAGTATGATCGTATTACACCACACAGCAGGAAACAGCTCAGGGGTGGGTACAATTAAGATGTGGGACAATGACGATAGAGGTCGTATTGCAACATGTGTAGTTATCTCAGGAAAGGGACAATCAAAAGATACATACGACGGAGAGATCTGTCAAGCGTTTAGTTCAAAGTATTGGGGATATCACCTAGGCCTTAAGCAAGATATATTCAGAGCTAAGGGTGTTCCTTATAAGTCAATCGATCCAATGTGTGTAGCTGTTGAGATATGCAATTGGGGTCCATTAACTAAGAAGGGTGATAAATTCTATAACTATGTGAGTAGAGAGGTTCCTATCGATCAGGTATGTGAACTAGAGAAGCCATACAAAGGACGTAAGTATTACCATGCATACACAGACGCACAGATCGAATCTCTACGTCAATTGATGTTGTATTGGGCTAATATATATAATATTGATCTGACGTACCGTGAAGCAGATATGTGGGATATTTCAGTTAGAGGATTAAAGGGGGAGAATGGTGTATATAGCCATAACTCATTTAGAAAAGACAAGTCTGATATCTATCCTTGCCCACGAATGATTGCTATGTTGAAGAGTCTCTAATTTTTTTATTAAATTTGTGATATGAAAAAGAAGGGAGAATCTACGTCATTGATCAAGGTGAAGGTAAGTCGCCCTGGAATTCATTCAAAATGCAAGACATCTAAATTGAAGTCTTCAAAGAACTATAAGAAACTTAACCGAGGACAAGGAAGATGAAAGTAAATAATTATAACGTAGTAGCACCAAATGTTAATTGTACCGTATTCGGTACAAATGAGAATGGTGATCAAAAGAATTTTAACGTACAAGCTTTATTGGCATTGAATGCTACGCCTGAGGTTGTTACTACAAACTTATTAACGTCTCATACGATTACTAAGACCAACACATACTTTACAGGAACAGCAGGTGCATCATTTGCGATTACTCTTCCGGCATCTAACTCAAATTTAAATGGCGCTAAGTATGTCGTAATGGCAACTGAAACTCGTTCTACAACGACATGGATATCATCAGGCGCTACAATTATAGGAGCTCCATCAACATTAACAGCAAACACGCCAGTGTGTTTGCAATATAATCACGCCAACGCAACTTGGTACATATCTTTATAAATTATGGCAATAATTCCAAATGGACAAAAGTTCCACACAATAGCAAGTAATGTAGCCACGAAAGAACGTGGATCATCATTAGTTAATTCTCAGAAAGATATTTATACGATGGACGACATTGTAGATACTGTGTCTGCGAGTGTATCATCAAACCCACAAGTAATTGATTTAAAAGTTACAAATGGTACTGCAGTAACAGGTACAACTACAAATACAATTTCTCAAACTATTCTTATTCCTGCAAATACTTTTACAGCTGCAGGTGGTATGCTTGAGTTTATGGCTAGATATCAAAAAACAGGTGCATCAGGAAATCAGTCTTGTAATGTATATTTAAACACAACTCCTGTAATTAATGTAAGTGCTTCACTTGTAGCTTCTTTTTCTCTTCTTAATACAAATAATTTTATTCAAGGTATTAGAACAGCAAGAATAAATTCAAACACATTGACGGTATTTACTATTTTTTCTGCAGCAACAAATGATTATTCAGTTGTAAATAATGTACAACAATCAGTTGCATTTAATCCTTTGATTGACAACTATCTTTTATTTAGCATCCAGTTGTCAAATGCAGCTGACAGTTCAGTTGTTGAGATGGCAAGAGCTGTTAAATACGAATAAAAATAGTACCTTTACATCAAATCTAATAAAATGAAAACAAAGAAAATCAAACAAGAACAGCTTGATCGATTGATCGAGGCTAACAGAAAATTCAGAGACCTTAAGTTTAACATCGCAGATATCGAGATTAATTTCGAGCGTCTTAAAGTTCAGAAAAACCAAATAATGGCAAACATGGAAATCGCTGCTCATGATTTGGCTTCTGTTCAAGAAGAGATTTACAACGAGTATGGCGATGTAAAAGTAAACCTTCAAACAGGTGAATTTAATTAGAAAAATATCGGTTGGTCCTGACTACATGAAGTGCATGCACTACGTTGTAGGACAACGCGTTCTCCGAGATGAGTATGAGATCGAGTCTATTATCAAGAATGATGATGGATCTATTTCTATTTGGATCATGCAGGATGGCGCGATTGTTTGTTGGAAAAACTTCTCGGCAAATATGCCAATCTCAACAGAGTACAAAATAGATTTCTAATGAAAGCTCCCTACTGCTTCATCATAAAGCCGGTTGGCTTGAGGCGGTACGACAACATAAGACAATTCGGAGACTCCGAGTTTATTATTAGTACCTCTCAGGAAGACCATCGCGTATCTAATAGATTCGCAGAGGTTGTCTCCGTGCCTATATATTACGATGGTCCAATCCAACCGGGCGATACTGTATGTGTACACCACAATGTTTTTAAGTTCTACTACGATATGAAGGGTAGACAACGCAGTAGTTGGCATCATTTAATTGATGACCTATTTATTGCTGAACCAGATCAGATTTATCTCTTTAAAAGAGGTGAAGATTGGCAGGCTCCATATCCATTTGTTTTTGTTAGACCAATTGAATCAGAAGACCGAATGTTTAATCAAACAGGCGGCCTAGAGCAGATGTGGGGTGAGTTGGTATATAAGAATGAGAAGATGGATGAGGTTGAGCAAGGAGACATTGTTTCCTATACCCCTGACTGCGAGTATGAGTTTAAGATTGACGATGAGATTCTTTACCGAATGTATAACCGGAACATATGTCTAAAAAAATAGAGATTGTAGAAGCAGCTAAGCAAGCAATTGATGAGTTGATCAAAGTACTTAAGTCGCCTATTATTACTCACGCTGAGGATGATATATCGGCAGATAAGATGAAGAACGCTGCGTCAGCTAAACGTCTAGCATTTGAGGATGCTATGTATATGCTTACAAAGATTGAGGAGGAGGAAAGCAGAGAGGCTCAACCTGCCGAAGTAACTGCCGGTAAAGGTGGTTGGGCTGAAGGAAGGGCTAAGACAAGAAATGGAAAATAAGTTATACTCCATATTAGATAACTACCTACAACGTCAAGTTGTATCGACTAAGAACAAACATAAGTCTTGGAATTATGGGTATCACCCTGAGTACGACCTTATAGTCATATCAAAAGATGGAACAATTGGTCCAATATACGAGATCAATGGGTTAAAGATAGCTATACCATCTATACCAAAAGAAATAGAGAATACAAATAACAGATGGAAGGCACAAGAGTATCCTGCTGAACTACAGAAGATCAAGTCAATATTTGATTGGAATAGGAAAGACAATGCATTCAAATCTAAGTATGTAGATAGTATTGAGAGTGAGTTTGACAGACGTGAGCATGGGCATTGGTTTATGAACAACGGTCAACCTACCTATCTTACCGGAACACATTATATGTATTTGCAGTGGACTAAGATTGACGTCGGTCTACCTGACTTCCGTGAATCCAACCGGATATTCTACATATATTGGGAGGCATGTAAGGCTGACAACAGATCGTTCGGTATGTGTTACCTAAAGAACCGTCGTTCAGGTTTCTCCTTCATGTCGTCTTCTGAGACATCGAATCAAGGTACAATTGTCCGTGACTCTCGTCTTGGAATCCTATCTAAAACAGGATCGGATGCTAAGAAGATGTTTACCGACAAGGTTGTACCTATTGTAAGAAATTACCCCTTCTTTTTCAAGCCGATCCAGGACGGTATGGATAACCCGAAGACGGAGTTAGCCTTCCGTGTTCCTGCGAGTAAGATTACTCGTAAGAACATGGATGAGGAGCGCGAGGATGACATAGAAGGGTTGGATACTACCATCGACTGGAAGAACACAGCTGACAACAGTTATGATGGTGAGAAGTTATTGTTACTTGTACATGATGAGAGCGGTAAGTGGGAGAAGCCTGAGAACATTTTAAACAACTGGCGAGTAACAAAGACCTGTCTTCGATTGGGATCTAAGATCATCGGTAAGTGTATGATGGGATCAACATCAAACGCACTATCAAAAGGTGGTGAGAACTTCAAGAAACTATTTAATGATAGCGATCCTAGACAACGATCTGCCAATGGTCAGACTAAGTCAGGATTATATGCCTTGTTCATTCCTATGGAGTGGAACTACGAGGGTTATATCGATGAGTATGGTTGGCCTGTATTTGAAGACCCAAAGAAGCCGGTAAAAGGAGTCGATGGTGAGATGATTTATAACGGTGTAATTACCTATTGGAACAATGAGGTAGCAGCATTAAAGTCTGATGCTGATGCACTCAATGAGTTCTATCGTCAGTTCCCTCGCACAGAGTCTCATGCGTTTAGGGATGAGTCAAGGCAATCGTTATTTAACTTGACTAAGATATACCAACAGATTGACTACAACGACTCGATGATAAAGGACCGCGTCATTACTAGAGGTTACTTCCATTGGAAAGGTGGAGTAAAAGATAGCGAGGTTATTTGGACGCCTGACCCTAAGGGTAGGTTCTATGTGTCATGGATTCCTGAGCAGGGATTAAGAAACCGTATTGTATACAAGAACGGAAGAAGGTTCCCGGCAAATGAGCATATCGGAGCGTTTGGATGTGACCCCTATGACATCTCTGGAGTAGTAGGTGGTGGTGGATCGAATGGTGCACTACATGGGCTAACTAAATTCCATATGGAGAAGGCCCCTACAAATGAGTTCTTTTTAGAGTATGTGGCTAGACCACAAACAGCAGAGATATTCTTTGAGGATGTATTGATGGCATGTGTATTCTACGGCATGTCAATACTTCCTGAGAATAATAAGGCCCGACTGTTATATCACTTTAAAAATAGAGGGTATAGGGGTTATGTAATGAACAGACCTGATAAGCAGACACACAAGCTATCTAAGACCGAATTAGAGCTTGGTGGAATACCTAACTCATCTGAGGATGTTAAGCAGGCTCACGCGGCAGCTATTGAGTCTTATATAGAGGAGTATGTTGGTTTAGATAGCGAAGGAACTTATAGAGATTCTGATTCGATGGGTTCTATGTATTTTACTAGAACATTAGAAGATTGGGCTCGATTTGATATTAATAATAGAACAAAACACGATGCCTCCATCAGTTCAGGTTTAGCTATTATGGCTACACGCAAGTATATGTTTACACCTGAGAAGAAGGAATCAAAAATAAGTATTAAATTTGTAAAATACGATAATCGTGGAAACAGAAGCGAAATAATAAAATAATGGAGAAACCACAAGTTTTAATTTCCCAAAGGCCGTTCCCGAATCAGATGGCTACCGACGAAGAGAAAGCTACTTTCGAGTACGGTCTTAAGGTAGCAAAGTCTATTGAGGGTGAGTGGTTCAAAAGAAAAGCAAATTCGTGTAGGTTCTATCATCAGTGGGGGGAATTCCACCGATTGAGGCTATACGCAAGAGGAGAGCAGCCAATTCAGAAATATAAAGATGAATTGTCTATTAACGGAGATATGTCTATGTTAAACTTAGACTGGTCTCCTATTCCCATTATTCCCAAGTTCGTAGACCTTGTTGTAAACGGTATGTCTGAGCGTCCTTATGCTATCAAGGCAGAGGCTCAAGATATTATGTCGGCTGAGAAAAAGAATATCTTCCAAGATATGATCGAGGCTGATATGGTAGCAAAAGACTTCCTTCAGTTAACTAAAGATGAGTTTGGTATTGATGCATTTAATGTTGATCCAAATGAACTTCCTGAGAACGATGAAGAGCTATCGTTGTACATGCAATTAAAATACAAACCAAGTATTGAGATCGCAGAAGAGGTGGCTATTGATACATTGCTCAAGATGAATGACTATGAGCATATCAAAAAGTTATATGACTATGATGTTACCACTATTGGTATAGGAGCTGTAAGACATACATTCTTAGTAAACGATGGAGTTAAGGTTGACTATGTTGACCCAGCTAATATGATCTACAGTTATACTGAGAAAAATGATTTCTCTGACTGTTATTATTTTGGTGAGGTTAAAATGGTTCACTATACTGAGTTACTTAAAATTGATCCTACACTTACAGACGAGCAACTTCAGGAAATTAGAAATGCTAGTTCTGCATGGTATGATTACTTCCCTATTGTAAGAAATTATCAAGATGACTCATTTTTAAATGAAGTTGTTACATTGCTATACTTTAACTACAAAACTGACAAACGTTTTGTGTGGAAAAAGAAATTACTTGAGAACGGAGGAGAGAGAGTTATTCGTAAGGATGAGTCATTTAATCCAATTATAGAAGACGGAATGCTATACGAAAGAGTAGAAGCAGTTCGTGATGTTTGGTATGATGGTATCCTTGTAGGTGGATCTAATATCCTTGTCAAGTGGGAGATGATGAAAAATATGGTTAGGCCTAAATCTGCTAGTCAGAAAGCGCTTCCTAACTATGTGGTCCATGCTCCAAGAATGTATAAAGGAAACATCGAATCTTTGGTTCGACGTATGATTCCTTTTGCTGATCAGATTCAGTTAACTCACCTTAAGTTGCAACAAGTGATGGCACGAGTTGTTCCGGATGGTGTATTTATAGATGCCGATGGTATTAATGAGGTTGACTTAGGTACAGGTGCAGCATACAACCCAGAGGATGCATTGAAGCTATATTTCCAAACAGGTAGTGTTATCGGACGTAGTTATACTCAAGATGGTGATTTTAACAATGCGCGTATTCCTATCCAAGAGTTAAATACTAACTCTGGTCAAGGTAAGATGGCTGCGTTAATTGGTAACTACAATCACTACTTAAATATGATCCGCGATGTGACAGGTATCAATGAGGCTAGAGATGCATCTACTCCTCATCCTGATGCATTGGTTGGTGTTCAGAAATTAGCTGCGCTTAACTCAAACACAGCAACAAGACATATCCTTGAGTCAGGATTATATACTACTAAACGATTAGCTGATTGTTTATCAGTTCGTATCGCTGACGTATTAGAGTATTCTGATTTCGCTGAGGAGTTTGCTATGCAGATAGGTAAGTATAATGTGGCTATATTAAACGATATTAAAGACTTATACTTACATGACTTTGGGATCTTTATTGATCTTGCTCCAGATGAGGAAGAGAAACAAAGACTAGAGGCAAATATTCAGATCGCTCTTCAGCAACAAACAATTGACTTAGAGGATGCAATTGATATCCGAATGATTAACAATGTTAAGTTGGCTAATGAGATGCTTAAGGTTAAGCGTAAGCGTCGAATGGAGCAACAACAGAAACAAAAAGAGATGGAGTTCCAGATGCAAATGCAATCGAACATTCAATCTCAACAAGCTGCGTCTGAACAGAAAGCACAACTTATCCAATTAGAGGCACAATCTAAAATACAACTTAAGCAAGCTGAAGCTCAATATAGAATTCAAGAGATGCAGGCAGAGGTTGAACTTAAGCGTCAATTAATGGATGTCGAGTTCCAATATAACATGCAATTAAAAGGTATGGAGGGACAGGTTATCAAGGATAGAGACATGGATAAAGAGAAGGCAAAAGATAAACGAATTGACTTACAAGCTACACGTCAATCTGAGCTAATTAATCAAAGACAAAACAATTTACCTCCTAAGAATTTCGAGAGTACTGAGGATAGTCTTGATGGATTTGACTTAGAGTCTTTTGGACCAAAATAGACGTAAGTAAATAATACTTAACTTTGTAACAATTAAATCCAATTATAATGAGTGAATTTACAGTAAGAACAGTTGACTACGAAGAGAAGTCACTGGCAGAAAAAGAGACAGAATTATTAAAGGCGCATGAAGAGCAACCGGAGGAAACTCCAACAATTGATCTTTCAAATGTTGAAACGCCAACAAATGCACCTATAGAAACACCTCCGGCAAACGAGCCGGTTGAATTAGACGAATCTACTGTTGTATCTTACTTAGGTAAGAGATGGAATAGGGAAATTAATTCATTAGATGACTTAGCTGATCAACGTGCAGCTAACGACGATCTTCCTGAAGATGTTTCGGCATTCCTTAAATACAAGAAAGAAACTGGGCGTGGTATTGAAGACTTTATTAATTTAAATAGAGACTACAACACCATGGATCAGGATACTTTGCTTCTTGAATATAATCGAGAACAAAACAAAGGTCTAGACTTAGATGATGTAAAGTTTGAGTTAGAGACAAAGTTTGGTTACGATGAAGATTTTGATGACGAAAAGGAAATCAAGAAAAAACAAGTAGCAAAGAAAAAAGAGCTTGCTAAAGCTAAGGAGTATTTTAATCAACTGAAGGATCAGTACAAGGTTCCGCTTGAGTCAAGGGAAGCCTTTGTTCCACAAGAAGAAAGAGATGCATACGAAGCTTACAAGAAACAAATAGAGTCTGGAGTTGAAGCCCAGGAAGACCAAGCAAAGAAGTCTAAGTATTTTGCTGATAAAACAAATGAGTTATTCTCTGATAAATTCGAAGGTTTCGGATTCAACATTGATGAGGGTAAGAAAGTTGTTTACACACCAGCAGATGCTA